CACTGCAATTTACAAGCGGGAATATTACTGTAACACTTGCTTAGTCGTTACTGTAGGGGAGAACCCAAGTGGCGGATTATGTAAGTGGTATATTTGTTGAGGCGGATTATGTTTCTGCAGATTATGTAGGAACAGACGCTGACCTTTATGTAGAAGCAGGATATGTGTCAGGCACAGTTGATGGCGGCACAGTATCTATCAATGCCTCTGCAACTACAACAGCAGACAGTCGTATTGCTGTATTTGCCGATGCAAGTATATCAAGTCAAACAACACTTTCAGCAACACCAACACAAATTGTAGAAGCAACAGCATCTATAAGTGCCAATGTTGGTGGCACACAATGGTATAATGCACAGACTTGGGACAATCCAAGACAACCTCGTTGGGAAGGTGTTACTGCAACAGCACTTAAATTCAAAGGTGGCATTGCAGATATATCCGCACAATTTTCTGTAACAGCAATATCAAGTCCTGTATTTGCAGGCAGTTCAATTGTAGCAACACTTGGCACAGTTACAGCAGACGGCAGTAGAATAAGAACTGCTGATGCAAGTATTTCAAGTGCAGTCACAGTTTCAGCAACTTCTGTAAGAGAGCGTGATGGTGTTGTTATACAAGGCAGTGTAGCAACAGTATCAGCAGACGCAATTAGATTGCGTGATGCAAGTTCAACTATTGCAAGTGCATTTACATTTGATGCCGCTACAAATAGAATAAGAGCGTCAAGTTCAATTGTAGCAAGTTTAGGAACTGTAACAGCAAACAGTCAGGTTGCATTCTTTGAAACTGTTACAATGAGCAGTGCATTTACTGTTACAGCACAAGCAGTAATTGATGGTGACGCAAGTGTAAGCAGTGCATTTACTGTAACAGCAGATGGCGATAGAATTGCAGGTGGTGTTGCAGACATCAACAGTGAATTCTCAGTATCAGCACTTGGTGGTGCGGCATTTATTGGTGAAGTAAACATCACAGCATTTGCAACAACACTAAGCGTTGGTAAGAAATATATTATTGATCCTTATAGGGTATTTGCAGTTGGCAGTGAACTAAGAACACTTGTAATTGACGCAGAAGACCGGAAAAAATCCGTTATTAGTGAAAATCGTGTAAATACATTAGAACAAGAATCGAGATCCCTACAAATTAAGAGTGAATCTCGACAATTAAAAATACAACATCTAACACTGGTTGAAAACGCAACTGGACCGTTGGATACGAGAGAAGGATAAGATGGCCACACTAACAGGATTCAAAGAAGACAGAGTAGGAACCTACATTGAAAAGGATCCTTATGCGGTTTTAGATTACAGTTTGGATTTTACAAATTGGATGCCAAGTGGTGATACTATTTCTGCACTTACTGTTACAGCAGAAACTATTGCAGGCGATTCAGCACCACTAACTGTAGATTCAAATACAAATACAAGTTTTATAGCAACAGCAACAATTTCAGGCGGCACAGCAGGCAACATTTATAACTTAGAATATAAAATTGACACAACTAACGGACTAAAAGATTCAAGAAATTTTAGAATCAAGGTTGTAGAGAGACAGGTATAATGAGCGAAGAAAATAAAAATACAACAGGTGCCAAACACAAAACCGTTGATAGAGATATGGTTTATAAACTTGCCTGTATTCAATGCACAGATGAAGAAATTGCAGAAGTATGTGGCATTGGTGTTGGCCTATTAAGAAAAAGATTTAGTAAACTGCTTGATCAAGGCAAACAAGCAGGTAAAAAATCATTGCGTCGTGCAATGTGGGAAAAAGCAATGAACGGTGATACAAGAGTTCAAATTTTCTTATCTAAACAATACTTGGGCATGAAAGATGCACCAGAAGACAACACTAACAAAATGCCGTTGCCATGGGAAGACTAATATGCCAAAAATAAATTTTGAATCACTACAAGACAACAACAATTTTCCATTTGGCGTAGGCCTTGCCAGAGGCGCATTTCCTAACCTTTCAGGAATACAAAAGTTTGGTTATAACGCAAGTGTAGGAAGTGCGGCATTTGAAACCATATGGGAAAATGGTGGTATCTATACCTATGTAGATTCAGCAGGCACAGTAGCACTAACATCAGATGATACTGCTAATGACAATGGTGCTGTTGTTGAAGTTCAAGGATTAGATGGTTCATTCAATTTACTAACAGAGAATGTCACAGTTGGTGGTGCGGCCAGCAGTGGTGAATTTATAAGAATTTTTAGAATGAGACTTGTTACTATGCCAGAAGGCGATAGTGCAGGTGATGCCCTGCCAGTAAATCAAGGCAATCTCAGTGCTACTGTGAATGGCACAGTTATTGCGAGAATTTTAGAAGAAGTTGGACAAACGCTAATGGCGGTGTATACTGTTCCAGCGGGTAAAAGAGCATACCTGTTAAGTTTTGATGTAGGCAATAGCAAAGACGCAGAACTTGAAGCAAAAGTTATGGTGAAAAGATTTAATAATGGCGTGTTTAACACCAAAGCATATTCTACACTTAGAGGAACACCATTTAGAAAAGAATACAAGATAACAGAAATCATAGACGAAAAAAATGACATTGAAATAAGAGCAAAGTCAAGTAATATAGCAAGTGTAAGTGCAGGATTTGAATTGTTATTGGAGGACAAATAGTGCCATTAAGTAAACCACAACAAGTAATTTGCAACGACGAAAATCGCTTCAGAGTGGCCGTGACCGGCCGCAGATTTGGCAAAACTCATGTGGCAATGCGAGAACTGGCAAGATTTGCTTCAGAACCAGATCAAGAAGTTTGGTATGTGTCTCCATCCTACCGTATGTCAAAGGGGATAGTGTGGGACGCACTAAAAAACAAATTAAAAGAACTGCGTTGGATTGAACAAAGCAACGAAGCAGAATTAAAATTAAGATTAAAAAACGGATCAGTTATACACCTTAAAGGTGCAGACAATCCTGACTCACTTAGAGGACGAGGATTGAATTTTATTATTTTGGATGAATTTCAAGATATTGATAAACGCACTTGGACAGAAGTTTTGAGACCAACACTGTCAGACAAAGGTGGTCATGCACTGTTCACAGGCACACCAAGAGGCGTAGGATCATTCAGTCATGAAATGTTTACTATGGCACAGAGCACAGACAATTGGGGTGCTCATACATACACAACACTGGATGGCGGCAATGTGCCTGAAACAGAAATTGAAGAAGCAAAGCGAGACATGGATCAAAAAACATTTGAACAAGAATATCTCGCAACATTCAACACTTATTCAGGTGTAGTATACTATAATTTTGATAGAAATATAACAGTGCAACCTTGCAAAGGCAGGGATATAACAGAAATACATTGTGGTATTGACTTTAACGTCGATCCTATGTCAGTGTGTGTTTCTGTTATAGAAAATAATGTTATATACTTCGTAGATGAGATTGTTATGAACGGATCAAACACTGACGAAGTATGCGATGAACTTAAACGCAGATATCCTAATTCAAGAATTGTTATGTATCCAGATCCAGCAGGCAGACAAAGAAAAACAAGTGCAGGCGGACGCACTGACATATCAATACTACAAAACGCAGGTTTTCGTGTGAATGTGCGTAACAGTCACACACCCATCAGGGACAGAGTAAATGCTTTGAATTCTAAGTTAAAGAATGCACAGGGCATTTCTACACTGTTTGTAGATCCTAAATGCAAAAATGTTATAAACAGTTTAGAGCGTTTGGTTTACAAACCAGGAACTTCCATCATTGAGAAAGATGGAAAGCATGACCATATGGCAGATGCCGTTGGGTATTTGGTAGATTTCTTATATCCACTAAGAACTGAGTATGACAATGCACAACCAGAAAGATGGGCATTCTCAGGTAACAATAATGCAAGGAGTTGGAACTAATGCCCGTAATTAGAGACAGAGTAATAAAAGGTGATAGCAAAATTGCTATTGACTATATCACAGAGGCGCATGACGCTTACAAATATTATATTAATAGATGGACATTTTTAAGTGATTCCTACCAAGGTGGTTACGACTACTTTATGGGCAAATACTTAGAACCATATTATTATGAGTCAAGAGATGATTATGAAAAACGTCTAAGACAAGTAGGATTAGATAATCATGTTAAATCAATTGTTGACTTATACAACAGTTTTTTATTTAGAAAAGAAATTAAAAGAGATTATGGATCAATCGAAACAGATCCAGGTTTAAAACCATTTTTAAAAGATGCTGATCTTGATGGAAGAAGTTTCCTTGCATTCCTAAGAGATGTATCTACATATGCAATGGTATATGGTGCGGCATGGGTAGTAGTAGACAAACCAATTACAACTGCTAATACAAGAGCAGATGAACTTAATCAAGGTATTCGTCCTTATGTTTCTCTGTTTACACCAGACAATGTTTTAGATTGGGGTTATGAAAGACAATCAAATGGTTTATATGAATTAACATATCTAAAAGTAAAAGAAGAAATTCTTGAAAACAAACAATATGTAAGAGAATATACCAAAGACGAAATTAATGTATATCTAATTGACGGCAAAGATAATACCGGCGATTTATTTGAAACTATGCCTAACACATTAGGAAAAATTCCTGCTGTATGTGTATATGCACAAAGATCAAATGTAAGAGGTGTTGGTGTTAGTGCTGTTGGTGACATTGCAGACATTCAAAAAGAATGTTATGAAATGGGTTCAGAGATTGAACAAATTATTAGATTAACAAATCATCCAAGTTTGGTTAAAACAACTGGCACACAAGCAACTGCTGGTGCAGGTTCAATTATTCAAATGGAAGATGGATTAGATCCAGGACTAAAACCTTACTTACTACAACCAGACGGTGCAAGTATTGAAGCAGTTCTACAAGCAATTGAAAAGAAAGTTGAATCAATTGACAGAAGTGCATCATTGGCAGGTATTAGAAGCATTGAAAGTCGTAGACTATCAGGCGTTGCTCTTACAAGTGAATTCCAAACACTAAACTCTAAATTAAGTTCATTTGCAATGAATCTTGAACACGCAGAAGAACAAATTTGGAGATTATGGGCAATGTATCAAGGCAAAGTATGGGACGGTGAAGTTGAATATCCAAGAAGTTTCTCAATCCAAGACAAAGCAAATGATATTGCTATGTTAAAAATGGCCAAAGAAGCAAATATCACTGATCCAAGAATTACAAGAGAAATTGACAAACGTATCTATGAAACTATCACAGAAGAATATATGGAAGACATGGAAGAAGAAGAAATGGAGCATCCTACACTTGATGCAGTTTCAAAAGGTCCACATATTAGAGAAATGATTATGGAAGGTTACACAGATGCACAGATTTTGCAATTACACCCTGAAATAACAACTCAAGATATACAAAACGAAAAACAAGCATTATTACAAGAAGGTGAATAATGGGAAAACTATTTCCTGATCGTGACTGGACAGAAGACTTTCCAACCGAACAGTATATGCGTGAAGTTATGCGACTGTATTTTGAAAATGTTAATGATCTAAATACAAATAAGAATATGGCGGCAGGTGTGAGGGCAAGAAAATATCTGCTTGAATTATTCCATCTATGCAGAAAGCGTAGAAAAGAAATACTTGAACAAAAACGTGAATACAAATATCGTATTCATCCAAGTTGGGAAGGTATTAATGAATCACAGGAGCGTGAGGATTATGCCGGTAACAACGAGTAGTTCAGTAGGGTCAACTGTAGGTGAACGTCCAAAAAAACGTTCATTTACATTGAAAACAGGAGGATCAATCATGGCAATGCGTGGTGGTAAAAAGAAAAAGAAAAAAACACGCGGCGGATCACGCCGTAAATAACAGTTTTGTGCTTGGAAGGCATAAATATACACATACTACCAAATGAGGGTAGGGGTAGAACTCAAACCAATTTAAAAGAGGAAAGAAAATATGAACGCGGAAAACACAGCGGTAAACGAAACTGAGCAAACTGTTGCTCAACCAGAAGGTGAAAAACAGGTAGCAGACACAGTCGCTAAAGAACAAGAAAACTTACTGTCACAAGACGAAGTAAATCGAATTGTAGCAGAAAGGGTTGCAAGAGAAAAGGCAAAGTTTGAAAAGAAATATTCAAATGTTGACTTAGATCTTTACAACGATATGGTAGCAAAGCAAGAACAAGCACGCCAACAAGAACTTGAAAAGCGTGGCGAGTTTGAAAAACTTTTAAAAGAACAAGCAGAAAAGTTCAATTCAAAGATTCAAACTTACGAAAGTGAATTGCATACTATCAAAATTGACGGTGCATTGTTGAATGAAGCAAGTGCCAATAAAGCAGTTAATCCACAACAAGTGGTGCAACTACTTAAAGGCCAAGTAAGACTTAATGAAGCAGGCGCAGTTGATGTTGTAGATCAAAACGGCAATGTAAGATATGATGACAAGGGTGATCCTATCAAAGTATCTACGCTGGTAAATGAGTTCTTAACTGCGAACCCACACTTTGTAAGTGCAGGACCAAATGGTTCAGGCACAGGACAAGGAGTTGGCAAACAGGCGAATGTGGTAGAAACAGACGTAACAAAACTTAATATGAACAATCCTGAGCATCGTGCTCGATACAAAGAGATTATGAGAGCAAAGGGTGTTCGTTTATAATTGCTATCTAAATAAGGAGATATTAACATGGCAAATGAATCAACAAGCACAAGTCTAAACGACTTATATGCAAATATCGTCCAAGCGGCATTATTCACACTTTCTGAGCAAACTGTGATTCGTCCACTTGTTCGTAATTACAACATGGTGGGAACACCAGGACTTGTAGCACAAGTTCCAAAATACGCGGCAATCGCGGCAGACGGTTTAACTGAAGGCACTGACCTTGCTAACACTGAGTTCACTACTGATCCTGCAACAATCACTGCAACAGAGGCAGGTGTTCTTGTAACACTTACTGACCTTGCTCGTGAAGGTGCGGCAGAAGATGTAGCGGCGGCAGTTGGTCGTCAAATTGGTGATGGTCTTGCTAAGAAAGTTGACACTGACTTAGCGGCATTGTTTACAGGGTTTACAAGCACTGTAGGTTCAGGCGCAAGAGAATTAACTGTAGAAGATTTCTTTAAAGCGGCGGCAATCTTAAGAAACAATCAAGCACCAGGCAACTATGTGTCTGTAATCCATCCATACCAAGCATTTCAAAT